ATCGTCAGACGCTCGAAGTTCGCGGCGCTCTCGGACAGTGAGATTGCGCCGGCGAATGGCGTGTTGTCGTTGTCGTACAACACCACGGCGTTGCCCCTGATGGCGTCCAACTGCCTTTCGAGCGCTGCCACTCTGGCGGTGAGCGTGTTGGGATCGGTGCCGTCGTAGTCGAAACCGGCCAACGCCTCGTCGATGCCTTCGGCCTGTTGCCTGATGATGTCCGGCAGTTCGCGCACTTGGTCGCCGTCACTGGGATAGGGAAGACGGTAACGCTTCGTCGTCTCCATAGTGTGTTCCTTCCTTGCTGATTGCCATTGCCTTGCTTGCGGCCGCCGCCGGGGCCGTACCGGTCTTGGTGACGTGCCGAAGCGCGCCCAAAACCCAGTCGGCTTCTTTGAACGTGGCCGTCGATGTGAGTTTTTTCATGTCGGCGCACGTCGGTTTGCCGCTTTTCTGGTTGCGCGCGGGCCAGACATGCACGCGGTGCGTCCACCGGCTCTTCTTGCCGGTCACGTCGTAGGTGAGGGTGCCGCCGATCGCGCACCATGCGCCGGTGGTGGCCGGCGCGGTGGCGTCGAACCGGCTTCCGGGGAACAAATACACGTCGGGCCGGCAGTATAGGTGGCGTTGCTCCATCTTGTCGCCCCTGAACGTGAGTTCGGGCAAGCGCACGCGGTTGTTGCTCTCGGCTATCGCGTTCACAGCGCGGGACATGTCGATACTTGCGGCGCTGCTGGCCGCGTTGCTCGGGTATTCCGTCCACTCGGCCTCGATGCTCAGACAGGTTTCGCCGTTGCGGGTCTGCGTGGAGATCTGGGCCACTCGGCTGCCGTCCACGTTGAACTCATACGTTGTGGCCGCCTGTGCCTGTTCCGCAGCGGTCGCGCCGGGGTTCGTCAGACCACGGTGCGCGTATTTCATTTCGACTTGCGTGTAGTAGTCGCCGGCGCTGTCCAACGTTGGGTCGGCGTCGATGATGACGCGGGACGCCGACGGGGTGCGGTAGTCGTCGTTAAGGTTGGTGCCGTAGTCGCCAAGCACGATGGTGGGGCCGGTGAGAATAATATCGGTGTCCCAATAGGCTCGCATGTCCCGGAATTGGGGCACTTGGTCGGCGCGCGCATCCTGATAGGCCATGAAAAACAGGCGGTCTACCTCGAAGTTGTATTTGCCTCTGATCTGGCGCGTTACCTTGCGTTCGCAGAAGTCCATGAAACTGTGCCGTTCGCTGGCCTTCGGCGGCGTCGAAAACGTGTCATAGGTGATGTCGAAGGCTGGTATGCCGTCGAAGTTCAGCCACCGTTTCAACGTGGCGTCCACGCGGCCCTGTAGCCACCATTGGTAGCCGCGCGCGGCCTGTGCGTCGGTGCCGTCGTTAGGCCCCTTGCGGCGGTCGGTGCGAAGGATGTAGATACGGTCTGATGCTGTGAGCTTGATACGATTGCGGCCGCCGTCGTGGTCGAGCATCTGCACGTCGGTCACGTATCCGTCGAACAGGGCGAAGCACAAGGGGCTTTCGTTGTAGGTGCCCTGTAGCTCCCACGCCGGACGGACGGTGAGCCGGCGGCCCATAAGCCCGTTCGCGCTCTTGGAATAACGGCCGCCCTGATCTATCAAGGTGATGCTCAGCACGGCCGGGTTGGTTTCGTCCCACGGGTTATCCACGCCCCACTCGATTGTGAACGGAGACAAGGGCACCAGATCGTCGCTGCCGTCCTGTGCCTCGGGCAGTTGGCGAAGGTCAAGGAAGATGTGGCAGCCCTCCGGCAGCGGGTTGCCCCATTTGCTCACGGCGCTCATAACGCCAACTCCCTTCCTCGCACCTTGGCCCAATGGTCAAGGCTCGCCACGATCTCGCCGGCCACCTTGTCGTTGTCAAGGTTGCCGTGCGCGTCCACGCTTATGTTCACGGTCACGCTGGCCGGACGCACCCCAGCCGCGCCGGCCGGTGCCGTGGTGGCGAACAGGCTGGGTGCCGAAGCGCGGGCGCGCAACGGCAACTCGGTGGCCGTCGGGTCGATGGCACGCGAAGCCTGATAGGCGCGCATGGGCTGGGCCATATAGGACGCGGAAGCCGAAGCGACGGACTTCTTCGCGCCGAAAAGGCCGGACACCCACCCGCTTACCTTGTTCCATGCGCCGCCAATCCAGTCGAACACGCCGCGCACCTTGTCGGCCAGCCACTCGAACTTGTTCGCTATCCAATTGATAGGGCCGGCGAAGGCGTTCTTGATGCCCTCGCCTATGCCACTGAAGAAACTGCCGATTGAAGACCATGCCGACTTGAGCCAAGAACACAGGCCGTCCCATTTCTCGTGTATCCAGTCGGCTGCAATGCCGGCGACTTTCTTCACGTTGTCCCAGTTCGTCACCAGCACGGCGATAACGGCCACGATGGCCAGAATCACGGCCACCACCGGCAGAAACGCCAAGTTAACGGCACCTTGTGCTGCGGCCACGATGCCGGCCACGACGCTGTACGCGGTCATGGCGGCGTTAAGCGTGACTATGACGGCGGCCACGGCCGCGATCACGGCCACCAGCGGGCCAAGCCACGACGTGTTCGCCTGTATCCATGTGGCGACACTGGCGAGTTTCTCGGCCATCTGGGTGAGGAACGGCAACAGGGCTTCGCCCAACGCGGCCTTGGCGTTCTCGAAGGCGGCGTTCATGCGCTGCTGCTGGCCTTGCGCGGTGTCTGCCTCGCGCGCGAAGTTGCCCACGGCCTTGCCGCTCTGGGCGGTGATGGCGGCAAGCGTGGCTTGCATTTTGGCGTTGCGGTCGCCCGACTTGTACAGGTCACCCAATCCCATAGAAGCGGCCTGAGCCTGTAGTGTGGCGTCGTTCAGGCTGATGCCGTACTTCTCTATGGGGTCCATTTCGCCCTTGAGCGCCGATGACAGTGCGTCCACGGCGTCGGCCGTGGTGCCGCCGAACATGCTGGACAGATCAGCGCCCAAGCCGATAAGTTCGTTTGTCTTGCTTGCCGACTGTTCCGCAGACATGCCGAAGTTCTGTAGCTGGCTGCCCACCAGCGTGGCGAACTCGTTGTATTCGTTCTGGCTTAGGCCCACGCTCTTGGCCGCGTTCTTGCTCCATGCCAGCATCTGTTTACTGGAGTCACCGAACACGGTTTCGACGCCGCCAACCGACTGTTGCAAGTCGCCGGCGGCCTTGGCACAGGTCGCGGCACCCGCGCCGATGGCCGCCAGCGCGGCGCTTGCCGCCACGCTCGCCTTGCCCACTTTGTCCTTGAAGGACATGCTTGCGCGCTGGGCCTTGTCCATAGCGGCCACGGCGCTGGTGGCGTCACCGATAATGCGAATGGCAAGAATCGCGCTTTTCATCGTCTCGCCTCCTTTGCCTCTTGCTCTGCCTCTTCGGCTGCCTCGCGTTCCTTTTCCAACAGTTCCAAACAGGTGCCCCAGTCCTCCGGGCTAGGCTCGCTCTCGCGACGCCACGCCCACGGGGTGCCGCCGAAACGGGCGGCAAGCACGCACGAATAGGCGTTCAGGCCGTCGGCGTCCCAGCGGGGAAAGGGCCGAAAGTCTCTTCCTCGCCGTCGCTCGCGTTGGCGGCCACCGGGGTGCCGAACATGTCCACAGCGTCGTTGTCGTTGGCCATGTCCTCGATGCTCACGACGGTTGCCAGCCACCGGTCGAATGGCAGATCAGTAAGTGAGGTCTGGCGGCAGCGCATATAGGCGCTGTAGGCGTTGAACTTGACGGCGGCCTCCATGAGGCTGCCCCAGCCGTGGGCCTTGCCGTAGGTTTCTGCGGCGGTGCGTTGGAACATGGTCACCATGATTTCGTCGGTGTGACCGTCGGTGTAGCGAACGCGGGTGTTCGCCGGTATGGTGGTGTCGCTCATTTGCTTAAATCTCCTGTGGTTATGCGGTTTATGATCTTTTCGACGGCCTGAGAGTAAAGGGCCGTCCATTCCGGTTCGGTGTCCTTCGCGGCCTTGTTGGCGAAATGGGTCGCCTTGATGTTGTGGCCGGGCCAGCCGTAGTTAATGACGCCGGCATATGGCACCTTGCCTTTGTTGCCGGCGCGCACCACGCCGGCTTTCTGTGTGGCTCCGGCGCGCACGGTGCGCGACAGGCTGCCGGATACGTGCGGGGCCGTTTTCTTGGCCTCGCCGGCGACTATTGAAGCGGCCTCGCGGTTCACGGCCTTGAGGTCTTTCAGATCGTCGCCGGCTTTCTTCAGGCTTCGCGCCAGCTGGCCCGCGCCCTTCAGTTGCAAGGAGCCGTTGCCGCCGGCCGCAATCGTCCCGGCCAAACGTCACATCCCGGACGGCGTGTAGGCGCTGGGCTTCACGTCCGTTGCGGCAAAGCTGAAGTCGTTGGCGTTCTTGCTCTTCACGTCGCCGCCGATCTGGATGCTGGCAATCGTCACCTTGCCCTTCCATTGGACGGTGCCCGACTTGTTCGGAATGAACGTGAACGGCAGTTCATCGCCGCTGTGCTGGTTGCACCAGACCTGAAGGCCGTTCATGCTGAAGTCTTCCTTGACGCTGCCGGTCAGCGTCCAAGACTCGGTCTGGCTGCCGCCCTCGCTGTGCCCGTCAAGGAAGTTGTCCGGGTCTTCGGTGTCGGTGCTCGGCTCCAACGCGGTGTTGGTCACGTCCGCGCTAAAGTCCTGTTCGCTGTCGGTGCCTCCGATCTTGAGCGAGCCGGGGCCAAGTGTGCGTACCTTCGCCATGATTGTTTCCTTTCGGTTAGTCTTCGGTTAGTTCCAAGGGGTTAAGGGTCAGTTCGTAGGCCGCGAGGTTGCCCACGCCGGCCAGCGAATAGGTGACAGGCTTCGCGCTTCGCATGTTCACCTTGCGTTCCCAGAGTCTTTCGACCACGGGTGTGATGATGTCCAACGCTTGCACCTGTGTGGCGGTGGTGCCGGCGATCACGTTCACGGTCCAGATGCGCTCTTGGAACTGGTAGCCCTCGAACGTGATCGTCGGCGGGTCGATCAGCATAACGGCCTTGCCGGGCAATGGCCGGGCCTCTTGGGCGTCGATGGTCACGGCGTCCACGAGGTCTCCGGCGGCGTCGGTGAGCAAGTCCATAAGGGCTTCGCGCTCCTCACGTACGCTCACGGTCATGCGATCACCAGCCCGCCGGTGTTCACGCCCGCCGCCTTGAGCTTCGGCCACACCGAACGCAACGGGTCTGTTGAGATTCTGAACGGTTCGGTGGTGCCGTCGCCAACGTCCATGACGCCCAGCCGGGCGTCGCGGCTGTTGTACAGGTCGGCCGCGCACGACACGATGCAATCGGCCAGCACTTCGTCCTTGATGGACGCCGCGCCCACGGCGCTTGCCACATACGCCTTTGCGGCGGCCAGCTTCGCGGTTAGTCGTTCATCGTCGCCGCTGGGCACGCTCACTTCGTTGCGGAGCTGGGCCAACAACTGTTCGTCGTTCATGCGGTACATCATGCGGCAGCGAACTTGACAGGCAACAGGCCGTCGGTGAACGTTGCGGCCACGGCCATGTACCCGTACACAGAATAGTTGTCCACGATGTTCACGGGGTCGGTGTTGGAAAGCTGGGTGGGGCCGCCGCTCTCCCACACGGTGACGGCGGTCGGGTCGATGAACGCGGCGGTGCCGTCCGGAGCCTTCGGCAGCAAGTACACCGGCACGCGCATGAGGTCGCCCACCACGCCGGTGAGGTCGAAAGCGCCGATGGTGTCGCCGCCCTTGCCCGAAATGTCCATGAACCGGTTGCCCGAGTCCTTGAGCTTGATAAGGGCCAGCGCCACGTCCTTGGAGACGCCCAGACGGGTCATGGCCGCGTTCCTATCGTCCATCACCTCGGCGGCGTCAAGGATAAGGCCGGCCCACTGGTCTGTCGTCATGGTGTTCAAGGCGGCCGGGGCCGTGATGTTGTTCGGGTTCTGGGCCGCGTCGCGCTGTGACTTGATGAGGTCGTACAGGTAGGTGCGCACGGCGTTTTCGGTGGCCTTCGCGTAGGCGTTGTTCAGGGCCTTCAACGCCGTGTTGAGCATGGGGGTGGTGCTGCGCTCGATGGTCTGGCGCGAAAGCGTGGTGTATCCGCCATAGGTGCTGATGTCGGCGGTCTTGGTGCCGAACTTCACTTTGCCGAAGGTCAGGGCCGCGCCCTCGGCGGTCTGCTTGGCCGCGGCCGTGGTGTCCTCGCTCACCACGTTGTATTCCATGCTCATACCGGTGGCCGGCAGCGTGTCGCGGGTGAGGATGTTCGTCACCTTGCGGCGCTGTTCGATCAGGCGCAGATCATCCGTAATCCACGCCACGGTGTTGCCGGTGTCGCCGGTGACGATCTGATCTCGGGTCTGGCGCATGAGGTCGATGGCGGCCGCGTGGTCGGCATTGCGTTCGTCGCTCAGCGCCTTGAGATAATCGCCGGCGGTGCGGAACTCTCCGCCCAGCTCGGCCGGCGCGGCGGTCTGGATGCCGGCGGCCACGGTGGCCTTGATGCCTCGCAGTTCCTCCCCGAACGCCTCCAAGCGTTCGTTCACGTCGCGCTGTTCGTTGTCGTTGCCCATACTGGGTGCCTCACTTTCATTGTTTGTGGTTGTGGTTTGTGAGCGTTGGCCGGTGATTTCGGCGGCCGGATACGCGGGGATGCCGGTAACGGCAACCTCGAACAAGTCCACCTTGCGGCGGTGTACCTCGGTAACGCCGTCGTCCGAGTCGATAACCCTGTTTTCCACCGGCCTGAAGCCGATGCTGAAGCCGTCGTAGACGCCTTCACGAACCAGTTCGGCGGCCTCGCGCCCGCTTTCGGTGTCGGCCAGCTTCGCCACGACGTGCAAGCCGTCCGCTTCGCTGCGCATGTCGGTCAGCTTGCCGATAAGGTCGCCATGCTCGCGGCTCACCTTCACGGTCTTGCGGGTGCCGAAGTCGCAATCGGGGTCTATCACCTCGGCGTAATCACTGAACAGCGCATATCGCTGATTGAAGGGCACGGCCACGCCCTCCAAGGTCATACCGTCGCCGGTGTCGCCGGTGTCGCGCAAGCGTAGGCCGGTGACGTTGAGCGTGCGCGCCTCCATAAGCCTTTCGTCATGCTCATTGCTCATTTGCATTGCCTCCAATCGGTTGAATCTGGGCCGCCTGTTCGGGCGTCAACGGCGGCAAGCCCTCGCGTTCGCGCACGTCGTCCACGGTGAGCCAACCGGAACCTATGGCGGTCTTGTAGGCGTTGTAACGGTCGGCCATATCGGCGCGGCGCGAACTATCCCAGTCGAAGCACACAACGCGGCCACGCGGCAACAGGCCGCTTAACAGTTCCTCAAGCTCTCCCGTATATGCCGCAAGGGTGTAGTCGGCAAACTCAATCCAGCTTTGCTCGATGTTGGAATAGGTAAGGTTGCTGCCGTCCACGGCGGCAAGCATGATGCTGGCCGGGATTCCCAACAGGCGTGCGATCTGTGTGGTGTCGAACTTCTGAGTCTCCAAAAACTGCAAGTCCGCCGGCTTCATATCAAGCGGCACATAGGTAAGGTTGCTGCCAACCACCTTGATGTCACCGGCCTTGCCGGCCTTGCCCCAATCGTCCTTCGCTTGTTTCGCACTGTCGGGCGTGATCTTCTGGTCGCTCTTCAGATAGCCCTTCACGTTGGAAGAATCGGTGTAGAAGCGGGCCTTGTAGTCGCGGGCCATCTTCGCGCCCTCCACCTCCTCGCGCGCCGCCGAAATGGGACCAAGGCCACGCAACCGGCCGGGAACGTTCAGGAACTTCAGGTGGGTAACATCGTCGGGCGTGTACTCGCGGCCAAGATACGAATAGCGAAGCACCGGCGCGGCGGGGTCGCGGCCGTCGTCGCGCACGGTCACCAGTGACGGCGGCAAGACTTGGCACGACACCACTTCGCCGTCATAGCGCAGCTTGCGAATGAATGCGTTGCCATCCAGACACAGCGACGCCACGATGTCGCTTATGAAGTCGCGTCGGCTTCGGTTGGCGTCCGGGCGGTCGATGATGGACGTAAGCGTGTTGAGCTTCACGCCGCCGCGCATTTCGTGCAACGGCAAGCCGGCGATTGCGGTCTGGAGCACCTGAACGCCACGGAACACGGTTGACAGTTGCAGCGGGTCATACGCGGCCGTGCGGCTGGGCGGCATTATCTCGGCCGGCATGTCGTCCACGGCGGCCACGCCGCGCGTGATGATCTTGCCGGCGAAGCGTAGCCGCTGAAAAAAACCGAAGTCGTTCATGCGGTACATCATGCGCGCTCACGCATGGCCGTGGCGAGTGGCGCGCGCCATTGCCCGCCACAGTCCACCACAGCCGTACATGGTCAGAATATTTGCAACGGCCCTTCGGGTTCGGGCCGGTGCGAGACGCCCCACGCGGCAAGCATGGCGCTTTCCAGCGGCGAGGTCTGGCCGGTGCTGCCGCGCCTTGACACGCGCCAAGCGTCGCCGCTCCATGTGCGCGCACTATTCGCCGCGCTGGCGTCCAGCTCAGGGTCGGCGGCGTGGCGCACGGTGCCGTTCTCAAGGCCGCTCACGAACGCTTGACCGACGCTGAGGAAGTCGCCGGCTTGCATGTCCACGAAACGCACAGCGGGGTCGCCGTTGATGTCGGCCAACGCTTGCAATCGGTCGCACAAGTCGCCGTTCGGGCCGCGCGAGTCCATACACAAGGGCGCGTCGTAGGTGGCGCACAGTCTGGTGATCTCGCCGGGTGCCGCGCCGGTGCCGTCCAGCACCTTGAGCAACTGGACCGTTACCGTGCCGTCGTGTTCCTTGATTCCGGCGCTAATCGCCGTATGCGTGGCGTCCACGTCCACGGCAGCTCCGAACACCACGGGGCGGCCGGCCAAGTCGCCGGGCGCTATCGGCTGGCAAGTCGTGGCGTCCCATAGGTCGGCGTTTATGACGCGCTCGGCTATGCCCACGTCGCGCCGGTTGGCGAAGGCTCGCGCCCAACCGGCCTTGTTGTCCCCGAACTGCTGGCGGAAGTCGGCCAACTGGCGCAAGTCCCACAACAGGCCGGCGGCCGGGTGCCAGCGTGCCACGGCCTTGAGGTCTTCGGGGTCTTCGTCGTCGGGCAAGCCGAAGTCGAACCACGCCGTGCGTTCGGGCACGTCGCCGGCGCGCAAGCCGTCCAACAGGCTGTTGAAGAACGTTGAAGCGGCCGTGCCTTCGGTCGATGTAATCCACATCTGTGGTTGCACGCCGGTGAAGCGCAAACGGGTGTTCATGGTCGGCCCCAAGCCGTCCAAGATCATATAGCCGGCCTCTTCGGTAAGGCTAAAAGCCTCGTCCAAGGTAAACTTATCCATCTGGACGCCGTGGCCGGCCACCTTCGTGACGGCCAAAGGGCGTATGAAGCTGCCGTTTGTGAAACGCTGTTCCATGCCGCCGTTGCTCAGTCGTGGCTTCAGGGCCAGCGGGCCAAGCCGGCTAGAGTGCAATTGCTTCACATAGTCCTTGAAATGCTGTTCGGCGTCCTTGCCCGTCTGTGCCAGATAGTAAATCTTGCGGTCTTTACCCAACTGGGCGTTGCGCGTGTCCTCGGTGTCTATCAACGTGCTTTTGCCGCACTGGCGCGGCGTGGTAAGCACGATGGTGTCGTACCGGTACATTCCCGTCGTTTCGTCGATCTCGCCGGCCACGTCCGCGACGTAGCGTTGCCACGGCAACAACGGTTTGCCCAATAGTTCGGCGGTCTTCGCCACCACGCCGCCGTCGGTGCGGCGTGAGGGGTCGCGGCGCGTGCCGGCCCGCATACTCGGCGGCGTGGTCATGCCTTCGCCTCGGCCAGATAGGCGGCCACGTCTTCGTTCACCTTCGGTTCGGGCGGGTACATGTCCTGAAGGCGCTGAACGTTATCCAGATAGGTGTTCATGTTGCGGCTGATCTCTTTTCCGGCGTTGCGCTGTGTGTCGATGTTCTGGGCAAGGGACAACAGGCTGGCGCACAACGTGGTGGCGAACGGGTCAAGGTCGCCGCCCGAACGCTCGGTAAGGCTCTCGATCAGTCGGCGGGTGGCCTTTTCCTGTTGCCCGACGTGCCGGCCGGTGGTATCGGTGAACAGGTCGAACGTTTCTTGGCTCATTTCTCTTTTTCCTTTCTTTTCCTTGATATTCCAACGTTTTCGGGTCGTTTTTCCTCCCGTGTTGGGGGGAGAAAAAACTGGGCGCGGGGTCTTTTCCAGCGCCGCGAGTTTAAAA